GGAGAAAGCCAATGTGTGATGCAGAGTTGACATTAAAGGCAGTAATAGCTAACGTAAAGGAACGCGCAAAGCATACACTGAATAGGATAATGGAGAAGCAGAGTACAGGTAGGTTTAAAGAGGCTTGTTTACTAAAGTATGAGTATGAGGAATTGATATACGTCCTGTCTCTGTTAGGGGTTGACAGAGAGGAGATAGGACATGAGTACGAGTAGGGTCTGGCGAGTATGGGCGAAAGCACTGGGCGAGAAGTCAGGAGCGAGTAACCAAGAGGCTGACCTAGTAGCAGTAGTAAGGTCGGTGGTTGTTGGAGTAAACTTTATTACCTGTCTGTTTATTATTGCAGGTGTGATACATAACTGGTAGTTCCCCATAAGGGCGAACAATCGAGGATATAAACATGAAGATGAACAAGTATGCAATGAGTTTTTTAGATGGGCTTGCACTAGGCATTGGTTTAGTGATAACCTATAAATATTTGATAGCACCGATGATTGGAGGTTAATATGAAAGTTAGAGATTTGTTGGACATAACGGAAATCATAGACCAGAAAGCAATGCCCTACGATATGCGTGATGGTCATTTGCTAGAGCATTACTCAGAGTCTAAAGATGAGTTTATGTCGATACTAGATATGGACTTGGTACACTTAATCAGGGCTTACAATAAGACCTTGTACGTCAAGAGGCATGAGCTATGATGGCTGACAAGTGGTGGGAGTTTGACAAACACACCATGTATGAGTTGAAGTGGATTATAGAAGATGCGAAAGACCTTGACAGGGGAAAGGGAGTAGTAGATAATTTCCTAGATAAAGACAAGGTACTGGTTGCATTCAGCAAGATGGATTGGGCGTTTGTCAAGGCAATGTTTAAAGACTTTGATGATACCGAGGAGTTAGACGGTGAGTAGAGTACGAGTGATAGACCTTGAGAAGAAGGTGGAGACATTAGAGGAGGGGATAGAGGAAATCCATGTAATATTAAACTTCATCGCCTCTACAATCAAAGACTTAAATTTATTAGTAGCAGTACAGGAGGTTAAAGATGATTAGTTGGTTTTTTTGGGAGCGATTGCTTACGATTGAGGTACGCAATGGTGTTGGGTTTGACCTTGAGTTTGTTGACAGCCGACCAGTATGGGCGTTTAATAATCTCACCAACACACAATCGGCAATGTCGTTTGAAGGAATTATAGCACTTGTGCCTTTCTTTATGGTCAGTTTTGGTAGGGTATACGCTGAACTGGAGGACGAATAATGGGCAGGGTAAGCGAAGAAATGGTAGGGTATGAACACGATGGTTGGTGCGAGATAGATAGAGCAGTAATGACTGACGAGCTAACGGAGTATGAGCTTATGAACATGACGCTACTCCAAGCGAGACAGGAGCTTCAGGATTCAATAGTGGAGCGGTATCGACAGTACACCAACGCTGAAATTAAGAAGGAATACGAAGGAGTATTTGGGCATGAGTAGATGCAAAGCGTGTGACACTATATTGACGGAAGGTGAGCTAGGTAGAATGGATAGGTACTCAGGACTACACTTGGACTTGTGCGGAGAGTGCCATAGGATTTCAGACGATGCTTTAGAGGGCAACTGGTCGGAGACTGAGGGAGAAATTGTAATTATTTCTGACAAGGAGGTTGACATTCACTGAGAACATGGTATAATATACTTATGTACTAAGGAATCACTTGGATTAATTATTAAATAATATCCTATTGACACTTTAGTAACCGATTTAAGATGTATCGTAAAATAATTTAAACCAAAATGAGGCAATATGTTATGGCAGTATTAGAAGGTAATGTAGCGTTCGCTAACCTTGACGAACACGAAGTATATCAGGGTCAATCAACAGGCAAGTATTCGCTAGTGTTGGGTTTGGAAGGTGCTGATGCAGATATGTTAGCAGAAAGGGGTGTCAAGCTACGCGAGTACGAAGGCACTAAGCAACGTAAGTTTGCATCTAAGTTTGACGTACCTATGTTTGATGCCGAGGGTATGGATTGGCGAGGTCGCTTGACGCGAGGCTCTAAGGTTCGCATTCAGTATCAAGAAGGTGACGAGCATCCTGTACATGGGGTGTCAACCTACCTAAACAAAGTCAAGGTGCTTGAACTGGCTGAGACAGAAGATAGTGGTGGAGACTTCTAGTGAGTGAGGACTCAACCTTTGTCAAACATGAGCCATGCCCTGCGTGTGGCTCTGAGGACAACTTGGCAAGGTATTCTGATGGACACGCGACCTGCTTCACGGCAGGTTGTAACCACTACGAACACGCTGATGGCAGAGTTGTCACAGAAAGTAAACCAACACAGATTAGGAAATTAGAAATGAGCGGTGTAATAGCTTCAATCCCTGACAGACGTATCTCTCAGCAGACCAGTAAGAAGTTTGGGGTCACAGTTGAGTACGATACCAACGGTCAGATTGTCAAGCACCACTATCCCTACTTTGATAAGGACAACGGCAGACAGATAGGTTCTAAGTGTCGAGTAGTAGAGAACAAGAACTTCTATGCAAGTGGTTCTTTCGAGAACGCAGGGTTGTTCGGTCAACAGGCGTTCAGGGGTGGCGGTAAATATATAACCATAACCGAGGGCGAAGCAGATGCCCTTGCAGTACACGAAATGTTTGACGGTAAGTACCCTGTTGTTTCTATACGTTCGGGTGCGGCAGGTGCAGGTAAGGACATCAAGGCAAACTTGGAATGGCTTGAGTCATTTGAGAATGTAGTTATCTGTTTCGATAGCGACAAGGCAGGTCAGGATGGAGCTAGGGCGGTGTTGGATTTATTCTCGCCCAACAAGGCAAAGAATGTGGTACTAACTAGCAAAGACGCAGGTGAAATGCTGAAGGAACGCAAGATTCAGATGTTCACTAAGGAGTGGTGGAATGCTAAGGTGTACAGACCTGACGGAATTGTATCTGGCTTAGACACTTGGGATTTACTAAAGGCTCAGAAGGATGTGAAGTCTATACCCTATCCTTGGGCTTGCTTGAATGAGTTTACTTACGGCTTTCGCCCCAAGGAATTGGTAACAATTACTAGCGGTTCGGGCATGGGTAAGTCTCAGATAGTCAGGGAGTTGGAACACTACCTACTCAATGCTACGGAGGATAACATTGGAATCCTAGCGTTGGAGGAGGACGTACCGAAAACTACCTATGGCATTATGTCAATCGAGGCTAACAAACTTCTCCACATTCCCCATGTGAAGGATAAACTAGCCGAAGGTGAGGAACGGAAGTATTGGGAAAAGACTTTCGGGTTAGGTAGGATTCAGCTACTAGACCACTTCGGCAGTACAAGTGAGGACGATTTGCTAGGACGCATACGCTACATGGCTAAAGGCTTGGATTGTAAATGGATTATACTCGACCACCTTAGTATCGTGGTGAGCGACCAAGCGAATGGTGATGAGCGTAAAGCTATTGACAGCATTATGACTAACCTACGCAAGATTGTACAGGAGACAGGCGTTGGGTTGTTCTTAGTGTCGCACCTACGCAGACCATCAGGCAAGGCACATGAAGATGGCGGTCAGATTAGCTTGGCAGAGTTACGAGGTTCTGCGGCAATAGCACAGCTATCGGACATGGTGATTGGCTTGGAGCGTGAACAGCAACACAAAGACCCTGTGGTACGGAACACCACAACTGTTCGGGTACTTAAGAACAGGTTTGTAGGGTTGACAGGAGCGGCTTGTTATCTGCAATATGATGCAGACACAGGACGCATGACGGAAACAACCTGCCCTGTGGCAACGGACGAGGCTCAGTTCTAATGAAACAGATAGTCTTTGATATAGAAGCTAACGGTCTACAGCCTACAAAGGTTTGGGTTATCGTTGCCTCTGAGCTAGACAGTCAGGAGACAAGAGAGTTCTCTGGCGATACGCTCAAGGATTTCAATAGCTATATCAAAAGTTTTAGCGACTGTGAAGTGATAGGTCACAACATAATCGGCTATGACATACCAGTGCTAGAGCGACTATTAGGTACGGATTTCAGCGGTTGTAAAGTAACGGACACATTAGTATTATCCAGACTAGCTGACCCACAAAGGGAAGGTGGTCACTCACTTGAAAGTTGGGGGTTGCGCTTAGGCTTCCCCAAAGGAGAGCATAATGATTGGGAACAATTTTCTCAGGATATGGTGGATTACTGTAAGCAAGATGTACTTGTTAATGTCAAAGTGTTTCAGGCATTACGAGGTGTATTGGCAGGTTTTAGAGGCGAATGCGTTAGCCTTGAGCATAGCGTACAAGCTATCATCCAAGACCAAATCAACAACGGTTGGTTGCTAGACCAAGAACACGCATTCATATTATTAGCAAAATTGAAGGAGAAAAAGTATGACCTTGAAGAAGAAGTACATTCAAATTTCAAACCGTTGGCAACCTTTGTTAAGGAAGTCACACCCAAGTATAAGAAAGACGGCACGTTATCTGTGGTCGGGCTTAAGTTCCTTGGCGAACAATGGGAACTCGCGCAGGGTAAGTTCAGCCGCATAGACTACCCTGAGTTTAACCTTGGCTCTCGACAGCAGATTGGTAGATACCTACAATACTTTGGTTGGAAACCTAAGAAGTTCACAGAGAAGGGACACGTTATTGTGGACGAGGCTATACTGTCTGAGGTCGAGGGCATACCAGAGGCGGCTATGATAGCTGAGTACCTGATGGTACAGAAGCGCATGGCACAGGTACAGAGTTGGCTAAACGCTGTCGAGGACGATGGCAGGGTACATGGATTCGTAAACTCTAATGGTGCGGTGACAGGACGCATGACGCATTCCTCACCCAACATTGCCCAATGCCCTAGCGTTGGCGCAGAGTACGGCAAGGAGTGCAGAGAGTGTTGGATTGTACCAGAGGGTTACAAGGTAGTGGGCATGGATGCCTCTGGTCTTGAGTTACGAATGCTTGCACATTACATGAACGATGAGGGGTACACGAATGAAATTCTCAATGGAGACATTCATACAACAAACCAACTTGCTTGCGGAGTTGACACAAGAAGTCAAGCGAAAACTTTTATCTACGCATTCCTATATGGAGCAGGTGATGAAAAAATCGGAAGTATCGTTGGAGGAGGGAGTGGGATTGGTCGAAAACTTAAGAGCCAATTCCTTGAGAATACGCCAACTCTTAGAGAGCTACGAGAACGAGTTAGCATGGCAAGTAGACGAGGCTATCTTTATGCACTGGATGGGCGAAGGGTCAAAGTACGCTCAGAACACGCGGCACTAAACACCCTACTACAGTCAGCAGGTGCAGTGGTAATGAAGAAAGCCCTGTGCCTAGTTGACGAGTACGCTAAGAAGTGGGGCATAGACTACAAGTTCGTAGCCAATGTCCATGATGAGATACAGGTGGAGGTACGAGAGGAACAGGCAGAGAGGTTTGGTCAACTAGCGGTGTCATGTATGGAAGCCGCAGGTATACACTTCAAACTTAACTGTCCCCTTGCAGGTGAATTTAAAATAGGAGATAACTGGAGTGAAACCCACTAAGAAGGACAGAAAGAAGTTCGACTTGGACTTAGCATACGGTGAAGTCAGAGAAGAACGTGTAGCTTCTATGCTACAAGACAAGAAGATTGAGGTCAAGTCCGAGAAGGACTTATGGCAAAAGACAGGTAACATTTGCATTGAGTATGAATCATGGGGTAAGCCATCAGGCATTGACGCTACTGAGTCTGACTACTGGTTTCATAACCTATGCGTAGGGGACAATGAATACTGTACCCTAGTGTTTAAGACGGACGTACTCAGGAAGATTGTTAAGAATCCCAATAGTAAGTTCAGGTCTGTAGCAGGTGGCGATAACAACGCAAGCCGTATGTACCTAGTCAATCTGAAAACACTATTCTCAAATGATAGTATCACGGCATTTAAGGAGCTAGAGAAATGAAAGAGGCATTTGGTAATAAAGGAGGAAACTGTAGGAGCTATTCCAATCCAGAACAATGTAGGAATAACAAGGCTTGTACCTACTGTAGACAGAATCACAAGTTTAAGGAGGCAGAAGAAGATGGGACTGGAGAAGGCGATAAAGTACGGCAAGGAGAAGCGGCAGAAGTATCGGGGAGCTAAGGCAGTCTCCAAACATTGCCGCAACCACAACGCTTGTGACTACTGTAGACAGAATCGCAAGTTTAAATTTGATAAAAGGAATAAGCTATATGACGCAGAATAAACATATAAGCACGTTGGTCAACGACATATACCGCTTAATGGAGACAAAAGAGGCAGAAGAATCCGTTGATGTTGAAGCGGAGATAGAGAAGTTTGGCGAGAACATGAAGTCCCTGATGCGTACCGAGTTCGGACGTAAGAGGGTACGAGATAGCCGAACACTGCGCCTGTCAAACATTGGTCGGGACGATAGAATATTATGGAACGTAGTCAACGGCACAGAGAAAGAGAAGATACAGCCCCACACATACGTCAAGTTTATGTATGGACATTTGATTGAGGAAATGTTGTTGTTCCTCACACGCATGGCAGGGCATTCAGTAACGGACGAGCAGAAGGTGTGCGAGGTAGAGGGCATCAAAGGACACATGGACTGCAAGATTGATGGGTTAGTGGTCGATGTCAAGTCTGCTAGTTCCTATGGGTTCAAGAAGTTTAAGGATGGCACACTGGCTATGGACGATGCGTTCGGTTACGTTGACCAGATTAAAGCCTACGCTCACGCTTGCGGAGAGACAGAGTTTGGTTGGTTGGCAATGGACAAAGCTAATGGGCATCTGGCGGTACTTAAGTACGACCTGAAAGATACGCAAGCCCCTATCTACAAGTACATTAAGGGGGATATAACGGAGCGCATACGCCATGTAAAAAAGCTAGTAGGTTTATCAGAGCCAGAAATCTTTTGCTCCGATGTTGTCGAGGACGGAAAATCAGGCAACTTAAAATTGGCTATAAAGTGTTCCTACTGCCAGTACAAGAAGCATTGCTATCCAGACTTAAGGGCGTTTGCTTACTCGTATGGTGTAAAATATCTGGCAAAGGTAAACTTTGAACCGAGAGTACAGGAGATTAACCTTGACGAAACGTAAGCCCAAACGAGGCACAGGTAAGTTCAGGTCAGCACTGGAACAAGAGTTCTCAAAGGAGGTAAGCCGTAAGGGTTTTGACTATGAACCTTACGGAGTACCTTACACAGTCTACAGGACGTATATGCCAGACTTTGTACATGAGAAAAGCAAGGTCATGGTGGAGGTAAAAGGATTCTTTCGTGTAGGAGACACCTTGAAATATAAATCTATTCGTGATACAATAATAGAAGATGGTTACGAATTAGTTTTCCTCCTTTCCAATGAACATAAGAAGGTACGGAAGGGCGGTAAGATAACTATGGGGCAGTGGTGTGAGAAGGAAGGGATGAAACATTATACCCTCCACACAGCACAGGAACTTGTTAAATATGTTGAAGGGAAAGAACAATGTCACACACATTAGAGGAACTAAAGGAAGCGGTAGCAAGAGACTACGATGCTGTGTTGGTTCTTGAGGAACTGCACATAACAGTTGAGGACTTGCTAGATGCTTTTGAACACAGACTAATTAGACACAGAGATAAATTCACAGAGGACGATTGTTATGAGTATTGATGATGCAACACCAGAAGAATGGAATAGAGCCTCTGCAAAGGTTGCTAAGATGGCTAGAGAGGAAGCGATTGAGCTTTCAACCAGTGAGTATGAGAAGGAAATGAAACTAAAGAAAGCATACGCAGATACCTACGGTCAACACTACGACCTACGGACACAAGACATGGATGAAATGGTGGAACGACCACCGCATTATAACTATGGTGCTATTGAGTGTATTGAAGCCATCGAGGAGAGCATGACACCAGAGGCATTCAGAGGCTATCTAAAGGGCAATGCACTAAAGTACCTGTGGAGGTATGAACGGAAAGGTAACGCCCTACAGGACTTAAAGAAAGCGCAGTGGTACTTGGATAGGTTAGTGGATGAGG